CTGACCCGGAGAAGCGGGTGTTTGATTAGTTAGTGCGTCTATCCGTCTGCGCTGCGCGTCCGTTATAACATTTTCGTTTTGGCTGTCCCATTCGGATAGGCGTCGGCTTATCTCGTGGAAATCAGTCCCGTATTGGGCTTCCAGACGGCGGACATGCTCGGCCCGACGTTGATCATGTCTTGCGAAGTCACGTAGAATTTCAATAATTAACCTATTACCTTCGGGGGTATTACTGATCGATGGTGCCATGGCCTGAATGAATGACCTATCAGCATTGGACACCCCAACCCCAAGCCGACCACCAAGCATATCCATTGTGATAGCGTTTGTGAGAGCGGATGCCTGCTCGATCGCCCCCATGTTGTTTAGGCTTGGGACTTCAACACCGAAGGAGCTAAATAGACGCGTAAAATCTCGTAGTACTGGGGTTGCCAAGCCAGTCGGCCCAGCCCGATCAAGAGCGGTTTCAAGGGCTCCAAGCCGAGACAACAGGGTGGGGGCGTTGCGCCCAGCTTCAAGGACCGAATTAATCGCCTCTCCAGTGGCCCTTCCGCGAGTACGGCCATACTCGGTTTCCGCGCGATTAGTTATGCTAACGTTGGTGCCGCTCGCTTGTCTTAATGCCTGTATGTACGCGGCTGCTTCCGGGGTACCCGGCTGAATGCCAGCCGCTCTTAATAATTCGGCATACCGACCGCCTGCACCAAGAGACGCCAGTCTTAGAGCATTTTGGGCCTCAGCGTTAATTGCCCCCAGGGTAAGACGATCAATTCTGTCCTGGGATTCGCGTTGTCCGGCTCCGACCTTGGATACGAATGGAGCCGAAGCCCCTAGTCCCTGACCAAGCGCTTCCCCGAGGGATCCCGATTTGGTTGGAGACAGCAGGCCCGATCCTAACGCAAATAGCGCGGCGGCCTTATCGGTATTGTCGGATAAGCGAGACATACCCCGTCGAATGGCGTTCATATAAACTTGACGCCGCATGGTGTTAATATTATCAAGCGTACTTGCCGCACCAGATGCGGGTGAATTATGCCCCACGATACTTAGAAATCCAGACGACCCACCGGGGGCCGACCCCGTGCCCTCTTCAGAAAACATCGGGTCTTCTTCGTCTTCAATCATGTCAATCACTCGAACAATTTCTTAACACCGGTGGCTCCAGCCGCGAGGCCCAGAAGGCTTGCCAAGGGGTTCACTCCACCAGATTGCTGTTGAGTCGTAATCTGACTGGTGCTAGTTGGAACTGGAGTTCCACGCAACAGCGAGCTAAGGAACCCAAGCTGCGTCTTTGGGTACTCAGCCTGCCTAAGGAACTCTTCATAGCCCAGGTCCATGCCGCGTTGTGAAAGTTCTCGCTGAAGAGCCCCGCTACTAAGCAGAGCGGTAGAATCGATTAAGCCAGAAGCCTGCTTCATCTGACCTAGAGCGCCGAGTTTCTCTCCGGCAAGAACCCCTCTGTTTTGAGCCGCGTTGTACGCGTCCAACGAAGTTTCAAATCCAGCCTGCAGGGCTTGTGCTTGCTGCCCCAATATGGACTCATTGGCATCTCTTACCGCACGACCAGTAAAATCTGCGTGTCGACCCGACCCGAACTGACCCGCGCCAATAAAGGTATCATTAACTGATGGAAGAAGATTTTCCGAAAGGTTTCTTCCCCCTAATTCAGCGATGCGGTTAACCACACCGGTCAGGTGGGGAGACGTATAAGTATTAAATATACCCTGATTAAGACCGGGTGCCCCGGCTTGAGACACCATGCTTATACCGCTATTGATGGCGGGGTTCGCCGCGCCAACGTTAGACCTTATCCCGGCTAGGCCGCTCTGCTCGTCTGCAGTGAGATCGGCTACTCTTGGACCGGGGTAGGCCGGATAAGGAGAAGATACTACCGCGTTGGCCTTGGACAGAATGCCCTTTACATAATCGGTATACCAAGCGGGAAAGAACTGATCAGTAGTTGCAGTCCCCGTCACAGTGGATGGGCTACTTCCGCCCCACAGGAAATCACTTACCGCCATCGTGTATCTCCATTAACGCAGGTATGCCTCGGGACGCTTGGCCGCATCGGGCACCCTCTTTTTGCGACCCTTGTGCCGAGCGATGTTGTTGCGCATCCGATCTAACTTACGAGCCCCGGCTTCGCTGTTACCGTCCCCTAGGTCTGCTACAGTTGTGGCATCCATAACGTATTCACCTGGGGATGCCACGATAAGGCGAGTATCGTCTTGACCCCCTTCGCTACCCCTAATGTATGGTTGGCCGCCCTTGCTCGGACTCAATTGAGCCACAGAATTCATGATAGAATGACGCCGACGCCCAGATGTAGTAGTGGGTCTGGTTGTGCGCTTTAACGGATTAACCGACCCTCCTCTAGCCATTGGGGTATACTGACCCCTTGGATCGTCAAAGAACATAATTGGTCCAGGATCTCGACCGATACGGTACCAATTTAATCGGGGATTAATTTGTGTTCGATCAAACGACACGGGGGCCAACGGATTGTTAAATCCTGGAGACATACCCCCACGATTATTGATTTGGTCGTTGCTAGGCGGCGAAGGTGTAGCAGCCCCTGCCAGGGCCAGAGCACCAAGACCCGCGCCCACCAATCCAGAATTACGATCTATCCAGGACCCTTGTGGCGAAGCGGGGGCTGGGGGTCGGACCGAGGGAATGCCACTGGCGAGATTCGATCCTTCCCCCGGCCATTCGTATAGCTGCGGAGCGGAACCTGTGCCGAACATACCTAATATGTCCCCCCGCGCGAGATTTCCGCCGAGACCAGCTAGAGCCCCACCCAACGGATCACGCCCACCTAATCCAAGTAGAGCCCCAATTGCCGCATCGCCGACACCCCCGGCAATCTTGCTACCACCTAGGCCAACTAGGTCGGCCAAGAATCCACCGGGGGTAGTCCCAAAAGCCGCCTCACCAACAACGGGCGCCGCAAATGCAGCTATTGGGGCTGCGTACTTAAGAAAGTCTTTAAGTTTGAATGCTTCGGGCAGACCGGTCCTAGGGTTTATTGTTAGTCCACCGGGGGTCAAGCGATTTAAATCTCGAAGTTCATTACTCGACACGTGCATCAGGCGATTGTCACCGTTTCTGCCGGCTCTGGCTAGTTTATTAATAAATCCGCCCTTCTTAAACCTCATGTTGCCATACAACTCCCTTAAAGCCCAATCTGGAGTGGTTAATCGATTAACCTTCATACCGGATGCCGATGGAGTCGGAGTATCTTGCCGTGTATCTTGCCATGTGTTGTCGTTTAACCCGACGTTTTGATCTGGCGTTCCACTTAGCGCTGCAGCCCGACCTTCGGGGTCTGGCTTTGCACCCAACGCCTGAGCCATCGCGTTTAGACCGAATCCTAAAGCCGTTGGCCCACTTAATGCAGCCATGGCCCCCATACCGGCCCGGGCCGATTGATCAGGATTAATTGCGGCCGCCAACATGTTCCCCAGGAACCCACCAACCGCCGGCCCAACTCCTAAGATATTGGAAGCAGTACTACCCAAAACTCCTAGTCCAGCCGGGCTTGATAGTCGTGACCCTAGGTTATCAAATAGTCCAGCCGGGCTTGATAGTCGTGACCCTAGGTTATCAAATAGGCCGCCACCCTCTTGAATTCCCGGGCCAACCGGTGAGCCCCACCCTAAACTTTCAGGGCCATACCCCGCTGCGATAGCCGCATCCGCCATACCGAGTCCATCATTACCATATCCCCCGGCGTCAATGCCTCCGCCAAGATTACTCGAAGACCCCGCCCCTTCTTCCCCCATACTGGCGTCGTAGAACTCAAGTGCGCCAGTGTCAGGATTAATTGTTCCGGCCCCGCCTAACCGTTTTAACAGCTTGGCTTCCTTTGGATTGATATGCGCTAGCACGGTGTCGCCCCGGCGACCATGCTTGCGTACTTTATTAGCCATGGATTTAATGTTCATGGTGACCTATTATATCACATGTCGTGGACGGACGCTATATTAGTCGCAATTAGAATCTACCCACGATCTCCAATCGTTGTATACGGTAGGGTCAGTTAAACTAAGATCGGGACTCTCTCCCATTAAATTCCAAGCCCACAGAATCCAGTCATCTTCGTTGTACACCGCGCTGTAATTAAGGTCCGGATTTTCTATATTAAATTGATTAATAAATTCATCCCATGGCAGGTTCTTTCGGTCGGGCCAAAACATTATGCATTTCTCCTACGCGATCCCGGGCCAATGTATATCAATGGCTTGCCCATATGATAATCCCCGTCTAAGGTGTTGGATTCAAATCGAACACGAGCATGCTTTAATTCTTGCTTAAACTCAACGCTTGGGTCATTTGGGCCGAATAGGATCGGGTCTTGATATACATCGGCATCTCGGGACGCCACACGTCCAATTAATTGAACCGACATGCTGTTACTTTGATGGAAATCTAAATCAATCCAGTCTACGCGCATGTTGCGGTCTTCTCCGGCCTCCTGTATATTAAATTCACCGGTTTCAAAGAATGACCGAATAGACAATGTTTGATTAAAATGCTGCTCATTGAGTCCTATTTCGTGTGCCCATACGGTCGTCTTGCTATTGTCGGTGTAATCTGCCGAAGTCATTAACGGAGTATTTATAATTTTAGAATTGACCGCGCCGTACCTAAATCCTCTTGGTAAATCAGTATCATACCATATCTTATATTTATGGTTGTATATGATTGCTTTATTAGGTTCTTGCGACTTTCCAAAGGGAAAACACCACCAAGTTTCTCCCCACCGGGGTACGCTAAACCCAAATACGGTCTGACGCCGACTCATGTTGATGTTGGAGAAAAACCAATTGCTATTAAATTCGTTAGGCAATTCCTGGACCGTGCCATTATACATGTAGAATTTATCAATCCCAGGCCATACGATGATCCCGTCGTATTCAACGATCCCGGCAGTTGACATCACTGACGTGTGATTCGACACGGTATTAAAATTCCACACGGCCGCGCCACCCACCCATTGGGCGCGTATGACGCTATTGAGCCCCCAGAATACTCCGGCGGGTCCTTGGCCGCTGCGAAAGGGCATACCCTTGATGATCTTGGTGGATGCGATGCGGGCACCGGCCATCCCGCCACCGCCTGAGCTTATTGTAAAGGTAAAAGGCGTGTTGGGGCCGCTCCACGTCACGAAGCCACTGCTGCAATATACAAATAAGTATGGATGAATGACGCATATCCCTCCGCATACGGCTGACGGCCCATCAGCCGGGTTTAGCGCCGCAAAAGCGCTGTCGTTTGCATTAGACCCATAGTATATGGTATAATTATTGGTGCTGTCGATGTTAGTTAAATTCAAATTTGGATGGCCGATGTATAACGAATTAGACCCGGCGGCGTCAAACATTTGATCAATCTGCCATAGCCGGTTCGGCTCATTAGTCATACCGGCGGGGGACCGATCTATGATAGTATTTACCGCGAATGAAGCGTTAAATCCAAATTGATACACGCCAGCGGTGCTTCCAAGTAAGGCAGTTGTAGTTCCGTTTCTGGGGTCCGCATGAACCGTCCTGACAACACCGGGTACCTCGTTAATCAATGCACGATACCCGTTGATCTTCTTAGGACGACCCCGGTAAAATCGACACCATTGTCCATCGGCATATCTAGTGTTCTCAAGTCGAGTTGAGTCTCTATCAAATCCGGGCTGGCTTTGGATCGGGATGGGTTTGGTATTCATTAGGCGGTTCTCCGAGTCGCCTTTAAATGAACAATTATTGACCGACTTGTGTGTCGGGCGCGCCTTTCATCACAGGCGGACGATGAGCGCTAGCTCCGGATCGTCGTCAAATGCAAGTAATTCAGCCACGCGCGTAGTTGACCATCCAAGTGCCTGTGTGGCCGAGATGATGCGCGGATCGTCCGACCAGAACCACCTGATGGCATGCCATAGCTCCCGCTGCCGCAATGGTAATGTCGTAAGCAGCGCGTCCAGCGCGGCAAGCTCTTCGTCGGTCAAGCGGTTGATTAGTGTTGACTTGAGCAACGGCCATCGTTCAGGCGGCGGCGGAGGCGGCGGCGGGGGCGGCGGAGTGAATGCGCTACCGTCATACGACCAGCCAATGTCCGCCGCGTCGGTCGGCACCATCGTCAGCCCGGCGATCGGCGCATCGGCCTCTATTACATTGATTACCTGACCCTGGTTGATGACGGCCCATCTCATATGATGAACTCCCAGATCTCGACGTAGCCGCTGCCGCCATTGCCGCGATTATCAACGGTTGTGCCATCGCCGCCGTTGCTACCACCGGTTCCGCCGCCTGCCGAAACAAGCGAGCCAAGCGACGTTGCGCCACCATTTGCGCCAGCGGATGCGCCGCCAGCGCCGATGGTGATCGTTACGCCTCCATGCGGCACATCGGAGCCAATGATCCATGCCTCGGTGATGCTTCCGGCGCTGCCACCACCACCACCACGACCGATGCCGGGACCATCAGCGCCGCGTCCCCCACCACCGGTATTGGTTTGCCCGTTTGGTGAACCCAACCGGCCACCACCCTCGCCGCCACCGCGCCCACCGGCTGTGCCATTTGCAGAACGGCCATCAAGTCCACGCGCAGTATAGATGATTGATACAGGCATCAGTTTTCTCCTTCGCCGCCGCTACCACCGCCGGTGCCGGAACCGCCGTTGCCGCCCGCTCCCCCGCCGCCGCGCAGCCGCACCCATATCGCGGTCACGCTAGATGGCGTCGTATACGTCTGTGACGTCTTAAAGACGCGTACCGCCGCTAACCGACCGGTGATTGCTGCGACGGCAGCGTTAAGTTGACTTAGGTTGATTGCATCGTTGGTTAACGTGCCGTTGGCCAGATTGGTGATTTTGTACCCACTCATCGTGAGTGACCGTCCAGCCGTCAACGTTGACGTACTGACTGTAAAGCGATCCGCCCCACCGGCAACAATCGCAACCTCATTGTCGGCCGGACGCCGGATGCCGGTATTGGAGTCACCCGTAAAGGAAAAGCTCGGCTCACTTGCGCTCGCATTCGCTAAGCCGCGCAATTGGCCGGTCATGTCATCGCCCGCCTTAGCCACACTTCGTTCAGCCGTCCTCAGCGGCGTCATGATCTTGGTATTATTGGTTCCGGCTAAGGCTTCCGCGTTAGAAGCTCTTAGATCCGCGGTAGTTGCGGCTGTCAGTCGCCCGTACGCATCGACGGTAAATCCAGGAAACGTCGTGATGCCTCCGCCATAAGATCCGGCTGAGACCCCCGTAGTCGCCAAGTCAATGGTTCCGGATGATGTGATGGGGCCGCCCGTCAACCGAGGACTTGTACCGACGCTGGTGACGGTGCCAGCCGAAGGTGATGCATAAGTGACGGCATTTCCATCGTTGATGATGACGGCAGTAAAGCCAGATCCAGGAGTGACCCCCGCATCGGCAGTGCTGGCCTTCATTGTAATCAGCTTGCCGCCCGTCGTCCCATCCCGCACAAACCATACGCCTACTGAATTGCCATACTCTACCGTGACTGAATTGGTTAACGCCCCGGTAAATGTTTGTATTTCAAACGACTTCTCGAATGGTGTTAATACCTTGGTACCAGACGCGGGCAAGGACACCGAGCCAGCATTAAACACTAATGGAGGCGCGATATTGTCAAGGAATGTCTTCCACTCAGTACCATCAAAAGTAACTACCACCGACTCCCCCACGCTCAACGTGTAGTCGGAAGATGAGCCATTTAAATTGACGCCATCCGGCCGTATGGCCAGCGTAGAGGTTCCTTTATTTCGGATGTAAGCGTAATATCCGCCGGGCCAAGTGGTAGCATCAGGTAGACTAAGTACGCCGCCCCCGCCGGTCCAATTGTATAATTGAGCCCGCCGGTTCACGTCCATGGCTTGATCGACATTAAAGTCGTATGTCAGGATGGAGGGGAACAGCTTTGCATTAGACGCGCCCATGCCAGGGCCAATTAAGTCATTGGCGGTCGCTTGGGAAGGGGCTTCACCCACTTCAAAGAATGACCACAAGTTAGACACGGTATCTTCAAGAATTGCCGATACGATGACGCCGGGTAGTAACACCCTTATTTCTTGATTCGCGCTATTTAAGATCGGGACGTCGGCATCGGATCGATTAATGAACACACACGAGGACCCCGCCGAGCCCGACCGGCCGTCGGGAAGGCGGATGCTTCCACTGCTGCCACCCTCGATAATAAAGAAGTCCGGAAGAAGACCCATCTCTTGAATGCTGGCGGCAGGCCATTGTAAATCATATATACCATCTAATTCAACCTTAATCAGTCGCCGCGACGCCGCTCCGACACCGACCTGAGTAATAAAATCCTGATAACTCATTTCTTGGGCGTCCTTGTTGTGGCGTCGATCTGAGTCAGTCCGTCGCGCTGAATTACGGTTGGAACTATACTCATGTATTCCTTATCAAATACGGCCGCGTCTTCCCAATTTTTTAAGAACAGGGCAGCCTCCTTTAAACACGCCTTAAGAAGAAGATTCGGCGCGTGTAGTGAAATCCAAGTATTAGAATTAGTCGGGCTTAGTCCGATGGGCTTAGCCTGGTAGCTGATGATCGCGTCGTATTCCTGATCAGGTATGGGGCCGACAATCCAATGAGTTGCATCGTGGTTGCCGTAGAATCTGGGTTGACCCGTACTGCTTGGCCCGACATAGATTCGAATATACTCGGGGGTGCGCGGGCTCAATCTAATGGTAGCGCTCCCCGTGTTCAATAGGAATGAGTCGTTACCAAGCCAATCGACCGGCTTGGCGATAATCTGTTCGCCTTGATTGATGGTTCTAGTGACTACCTTTTTTTGACGGTCAACCATGAGATCGGTAGCTATCCTATCCTCCGCCGATAGGATCATGGTCGGGATCATGCTAATAAATTTCAAATCAGAGGCCAGGGTCCCCCTCTCCGCGTATGTCTTAATATTGTTAACCAATTCGTCGTAATTCATTGGCCTTCTCAAAATGCCATGGGTTCGCCGTCACCCCAGAGTATTTCTTCACCATCGCCCCAAAGCCAGAGTTCAAATTCTGGTTCATCTGGAATTCTTAATGCTATATCTGGCCTCGGGTACTCAAGTGTTATATTTTCGTTTGGTAATGCAGCGTAAGTCCACGGGTCCTTCAAATCCACGCATAATTCACACACCCTAATTCCTGGAATATTTGGGTCTGACTTCATATCTGGTAAGAAATGCTTGGTATTGCATCGATCGCATATTCCTATACCAAATGTGGGCGCGCCCTTTTTTGGAATCAGATATTGAGGCATAAGTTACCTAGTATAAGGCGAAATATTGGGTAAGAGATTAATAACAGTACCGTCCGATTCCGTGTTTAATGCCTTTACAAACTCAGCCTCCGACTCCATCTTTAATAATTGAAATCTATCCTTATTAATTTGGTCGGAGGGCAACTCCAGCATAAGCCGATATGCTAAATCCGTAACCATAGCCGATTCCCATTTAGGTGGAATATCGGTGATGTCCGAAACCGTGGTAACCGAATTAATGTACTTCTTAGTCCACACGACCATGGTAAATTCGTTGGAGTCTGGAACAGGCCACAAGATTAACTCAATCTTATCGTGAGAAAATCGCTGCCAATATTGAAGAGGTCCACCCGGGAATAATTTATTTGGAAGATTAACGTATTGATCCCTGTTTAGTGCTGTCATAGGGATTTCGTATCCATTGGCATCCCTCCGCTGAACATTTAAAACTTCAACTGAGGATGAATTTAATTCATAATCCGACTGACCGCTGACACAGGGTATTTCTTCCGTCTTAATTTGCCAAAGAAGAAGACCCCTAGATACCCAATCTGCGTAGATTTGATTTGCAATTATTAAGGCAGCGTCAATTTGTTCCCCATTTATATATGGAGTTGGAATACCGGCTCGTCGGTATGCCTGATCCAGCAATATACTAAATTCCTTCATTTCTTGGTAATCTTACCGCCGCATTTCATAGGCTTTGGAACAGATCTTGTATGTGGTTTAACTGTTATCGTTCGATTCGAAGGTTGATTAGTTCTATC